TCGTATCAGTGGCGCCCATAGGTCATCCCTTGAAGTGCTGGTCCCAGAGCGCCTGAATCGCGGCAGGATCTGGCGGGGGTGGGGGTGGTTGTTCGTCTGGGCTCGTGGCCGGGCCTGCTCCGATGCCGAAGTAAGAGGCCGCCATCCAGTGCAGAGGGGGACGCCTTCCCCAGGCGATGTATATCTCGGAGAGCACGGGGAGGGTCACAGCGTTGCCGATGTAGTCCCAGGTCCACCCGTAGGCCTGGGCGAGATCATTGAAGATCTCGCCCCAATCCACGGCGGCCCCCCCTACACTTCCCCCGTTTTCTGGTCCAGGCCGGAGACGGACATCACGGCAGCGAAAACCGTCTGCAGGTTCCCCAGGTCCACCAGGTCGCCCAGGTCATCGCGGGTCATGGTGGGGTAGTTCCTGACCGCCGACATATGGATCACTTCGAGCATCACGTCCATGTCGGAATTGGTCGGGATCCCACTGTTGCCGAGCTTCCCTAGTTTGGGCGTCATTTTGCGAAGCTGGTTGAGAGTTAGCGGAGGGAGGAGGTATTCCTTCCGCTGCATCGTGACGGTTGTTCCGTCAAATTGGGGGTCCAGGGTGGCTCTGAGGTTGGGCTTGGTCATCCGTTACTCCGTGGTGTAAAGGTCGAAGACCTTGCCGGTGCCGTCGTCCATGGCGCTGATATCGATGTCCCAGGCGGTGTAGTCCTCCGCCTTCATCCCGATGGCCAACTTGTTGGAGGTGGCGGCGTAGATCTTCATGCCGTTGTATTTGTTCTTGTAGGTGTTCCCGCAGATCAGCAGGAACGTAGGTGCTGCGCCCATGAGGGTGTTGGTGATGCTCACGGTCTTGCCGACAGCGGCAGCGGTGTAGGTGTATGTGAAGATCATGCTGTGGCCGACATCCGCAGCCGCGAAGGTGTAAGCCCCTGTCGTAGTGTTGACTGCATACTGCCCAGTGGTGGGAGCAGCGGCGACGCGGACCAGGGAAAGGCCCGTGGTGTTGTCGATCACGCCCAAGTCGGTGTCGAACGTCGCGCCGTTGGCCACCGTGATGATGAAGGGGGTGGTGGGGACTACCGCAGTTTCAGAGGGCACCACGATCTTGGAGCCCGTGCTCTGGGTCGCCCCGGAGATCAGGTTCGTATAGATCGCCCCGTTGATATTCCCGATTTTGGCCTTGCCGGTGATTTTGCCCCCGGACCGGGCCTTGTCGAAGGCGAACATCTTCGAGCCTCGGAGCTCCTTCTCCGTGTACGAAATATCGAAGCTCAGATCCTGGAGGATGCCGAACTGGATGGGGGTCGGGTTGGACCCAGCAGGGATCATGGCGGCGATCCCCAAACCGAAGTTGATCTGCGTCATGGCGATCTCCTCTTATTGGGTTGAAAGGGCCGCCAGACGGGCTTTGAGGTCGTCCTTAGCGGTGTTGGCGATGTTGTAGGCCTCGTCGGTGATGACGGGGCCCCTGTCGTGGAAGTGGGTCAGGAACCAGGCATCCACCAGGCCGGAGTAATCCGGGGCGGGGGTGGGCTCGGTGGCGGTCGCAGTTTCTTTGGCCATAGTGGTCTCAGAGGAGGATTTCGATTGGGACGATGGCCATGGCTTGATCGCCGAGGATGCCCTCGTCGGTCTCTACTTGGCCGGAGATCCAGCAGTGCTGGCAAAGCCCCCCGAGGGTCTGCTTCTGCCCAGGGAAGCCCGGGGCAAGAACCCCTTCCAGGGCGTCCAGTAGATCGTTGAGGATCGTGCTGGGGGCGATATTGGGGTCGGAGGTCTTGGCGTAGAGATAGACGCTGGCGGACAGCCGCCACACAGCGGGGTGACCTGCGGGGCTCTGGGTCGGGACTTGAGCACCAGAGGCCAGGAAGACAGCGGGTTGCTCTGTCTGGTCCACATCACTCCACATGCGCAGGCGACGGGAGACGGTGACCGCGCCAGGGAGGGCCTGGAGTAAGGAGAAGAGGGCCGCGAAGACCGCGTCCCGGCTCATAGGGCCGCCTTCACTGCCTGCGCAATGCTGGCCTGAATCTCGGGCGCCATCTCGTTGATGGCAGAGCGCAGAAAGGAGCGCTCAGGGAGGTTCATCTGGCGGGTTAAGGCTTTGACTTCGTGCTTTCCGGGGTTCTTCAAAGCCTTGCCGAAGGCCTGCTTAACCATGCGCAGGTGAGCCCGCACAGTGACGGCCCCATGGAAGCCATACTCGTGCGCCCGGGCGTAGGAGATGTTCGTGCCTACACTACCTGTGACCCCAAGAGCATCAGCAACAACCCGTTGGTTGATGGACCTGCGGAGGGTGCCTCCAGGAGGTTTACCGACATTTAATACTTGGCCGTTCAACTTCTCGTTCTTTACCTTGCGGAGGAGGCCCAAGACGAGGCGCTGGATGGCTGTCTGGACAGAGCCCATGACCTTGGGGGTTGTGGCCTCCAGGTGGGCGATGACGCGATCCGCGCCGACGATCTGGCCGACGATCATAGCGGCACCACTTCGCGGTACTGCTGGAGGATGGTGCGCACGCTGTCGGGCATGTCCTTGATGGAGAAGGTGACCGTCTCCCCGCCAATGGACTTTGAGACGTGCCCAATGCGTTCCCGCTCCTTCCAGCGCATCGACGCCAGTTCAAGGCAGGCCTGCACCAGGTCGGGAGGCACCGTGACAAACCCCGCGGTGTAGGTCACCGTCACGTTGGCCTCGCCGACATTGAGCCGGTAGCCCCGGAGGACCACGGCGTCATTGGCCAAGAACCATCCAGGGATAGAGGCCCCGGACGATGCCGGGATGCTCACGCCGTCCACAACCACAGAAGACACCGCCGTCACAGGGAAAGCCCCCAGGGTCATGCGGGTACCGCCATAGCCGTCGCGGGTCTCGGTGTAGCTCTGGCTCGGGATGTTGCGAGAGAGCCAGGACTGAATCCACACCGACACGCCCGTGAGCAGGCGCTGAAGCTGCGCTGTCGTCTCCGCCGTAGGAGGCGAGGGGCCCAGCCATGCGGCCAGATCGGGCACGGTGGCAAGGTCGCGGGGGTCGGCGCTCATGGGTTACGCCTGGGCCTTGATGGCCTGGGCAACGGCCTTGATGAGGTCGGGGCGCGGCAGGGTGGCATCCACACCCAAGCGAAGTGCCTCGGCCTGCAGAGCCTCAGTGGTCCACTGGCTTGGATTGCCATTCGGGGCGCCGGTGCTGGTGGCGGGGGTGGGCTCCCCGGGGATGAGGCCAAAAGGGGCCAGGTCAGGCAGGGCCTCTTCGGGAACGTCGAACACGCCATTCTCGTCAGCGGTGTAGCCCTGCCCCCGCCAGCTCAGGCTCGTCTGCCCGGTTGTGGAATAGATCTTGGCCATGTGGCCTCCAGAAGGGAGCCCAGGGGCTCCGAAGAGCCCCCAGGCAGGGGGGGATTAGCCGTTGGTGATGTTGGTGATCACGCCGAGGCTGAAAGGCGCGAAGTGCTGAAGGACGCCGTCTGCATAGACGCCGTATTCGTACTTCCGGCTCTTGAGGGGCCATTCCATCTGGTAGTAGTCACGCCGGAGCTTCTTCCGGACCACATCGGCCACACCGTTCATGGGGTAAGGCAGCGCATCGGTGTAGAACAGGATCGTGCCAGGCGGCAGGTTGGGGTGCACCTGGATGGGCACTTGGACGTTCATCACCTTGTTGAGATAGGACCCGATGACCACGCCCGCACTGATCTGACCGTCCGCGATGTTCTTGGCGTCCATGGCGAAGCGAATCAGCGGGGCCCCACCATTGCCGATGATCTTCTTGGTGATGTTCACGCATTCCTGGGAACTGACGAAGATCCGGGTGGGACTCAGGCGGTACTTGTTGTAGAAGCCGAGGAAGGCGGCCTCGATATCGCTGATGCCGCCCGCCCCATCGCTGGTGAGCGCAGTACCCGCGCCGGCCACGCCAGTGGCCAGAGTGGCCCAGTATGCGTTCGAGGCCTTGGACGCCTGGGTGAAGATGCCGTCGTAGTCCAGGGTGCTGGTGGAGCTGTCCACCGCCGTGAGGCTGGAGGCGAGCTGGCCAGAACCAGGGTAGGCGGTGAGGACCACGGAGTTGATGCTGGTGATGGCGGCCAGGCGCTCGGTGCCAGCCGTGGCCCCTACGAACCAGGCATATCCCCAGGCACCGCGCACAGGAGTTACGGTGGCGGCGATAGAGCCGGTGGCACCGGTAACAGAGACGACGGCGCTCGCAGACTTCTGGGCAGAGCCAGCGCCGAAGACGTCCGTAGACCCGTCCGTGTTGGTCTTGGTGAGCTGGCCGGGGACGACTGCCGTAGTGGGGTCGAAGACCTGACCCGTGACTCCGTTGTTGTGTCCGGCGACATCCAGGTATGCCTGGGGACCAAGGGCCACACAGATCACTGAGGCGGCGGCCTGGGTCGCCATGCTGCCTGCAGTGCCAGCGACGAGGGTCGGCGTGGGGGTAGTCCCAAGGTTCAGCGACGTATTGCCGCCCAAATCGAGTCGCTCCTCCTGGATCATCAAGGCCATGAGCACCTGCTGGACCGACAACGCCTTGAGGTCCATGAACCCCTGAGCAGCGAGGTCGGCCTCGAAGGTGACGAAGTTCTCCAGCCCGTAACCGCGGTATGCAGCGAGGTATTCCGCAGTGGTCTGGGCGATGGCCGCGCCACGGTTGCCCTCTGAGACGCCAGCACGCTGGTTGCTTGTGTTGATGCCGGTGATGGCCTTCCAGTTTGCCTGGGAGCCGAAGCCGCCCACGCGCCGGGGGATGGTGTTACGCAGGGGGGTCATCACAGGGATGATGATCTTGGCGGGCGTTTCCAGATCATATTCCTGGAGTCCCTGAGTGGCCGTCCCGTTCTGGGTGAAGCCCTTCTTGAGTTCATCGGCGATGGGTTCGCCCTGGGCCTTCTTCAGTGCTTCGATAATCTGGTTGGTATTCATGTGTTCCTCCGAGGGGCCGGTTCGAT